CAATATTATTTAAAATTTTATCTAATAAATTTATAATACATGTAAATTTAGGTTCAGATGGTACCAGTGATTCTATTTCTATTAATAAATCTAATATGTTCTGGGCGTAATCATCTTTATATTCTTGACTTAATTTATAATTTGTCTTTAATTCAACATCTGTATTACCATGACTTCCATGATTACTTAGTTCACCTGTAATATAATTGAACTTTGTTTTACAAACAGCACATGTCATATCATTACAACCTTCGCTTTTTTGTATACTAGTAAAACATTTAGGGCATTTAATAACATCCTTAATAAATTTTAAATTTTGTAAAATTTGTTTATCACAAACATGGTTTTTAGATTTAGGTTCTTTAGGTTCTTGACATTCTTTACAAAATGTAGTTTCACAAATATTACATTTAAAATTTTCATTAAGAATACCTCTATTACATATAATATTAAAGCATTTTTTATTACTTGTAGATATTTTATTTATTAATTTTATATTAGATTTATTAACCTTTTTCATTTTATCTTTTAAAGCAATATCTATAAACTTTATTATAGCTGGATATTTAGTAGAATTTATAAAATCACTACGTTCTTTTTTTATACAATTAACAATGTTATCATTTGATTTTTTAATAACTAGATCATTGTTATTATCATTTTTTAAAAAATTAAATAATAATTCTGAATATTTAACAAGATAATCTTTACAAATAATTCGTGTATTTTGAAAAACTAGCTTTTCATTACAATTTTCACTTGGACAAATAGGTAAAACATTAATTTGCTTTTTACAAAAATCTATAAAAGATTCACAACATTTATTACATGTAAAAGTATTGCAATTAATATTTTTACATTTATATAAATTAATACATTCAGAAAAACATATAGAGCATTCCATTTAAATTTAAAATTTTTTTATTATTTAAATTAAATTTTTTTCATCATTTAAAATACAAAAAAAATTTAATTTAAATAATATATTACAACAATATCATAAATGAATAAAGATAAATCAAAAAATAATTTTTTAAAACAAGTTATAATTATTCAAAAATACATTAGAGGATATTTAACACGAAAATACTTTTTAATTCCACCAGGAAACTATCAAACTAAAAATTGGCGTAAAAATAGAAAATGGTATCATAATAAAGGAAGGTCAAGTGAGTGTGAAAAATATCAAATAAGTTTAATTCAGAAAATAACAACTCGTGTTTTGAATAAAACTGATGATAGAATTAATAGGGAAATTAATGAAATTATCAGTAGTCAAAAACCATTTATAAATGTTGACGGGTTTGAATGGACTGAAAATTTTGATGGTAAAATAATTAAAAATAATAATACATTTTATTTTAATCTGAAATTTGTATGTCATGATGGTGGGGCGCAAAAAAGGACTTTGGACGTAGTATACAGTTTTATCAAAGCTCAAATTGATTATTTGATAAAACACAATACTACTAATATTTATTTTATTAATATTTTAGATGGCGATTACTGTTTTAAGAAAATGGATTCAATCAAATATTGGATTAATAAAGAAAAACATGAAAATATAATTAAATATTTTTTTATTGGTAGTTTATATGAATTTCAAAAAAATAAAATTAAATTGCAAATTATATAACTATATATCATCAAAATTTTCTAATATATATTGCGAAATAGAATATACTAAATCAAATGATATTCTCTTTCTTGCTATATCTTTACTTTCTCTATAATTCGTTAGAAATAACGAATTATATTTTTTTCTATGTTCTTGTAAATATTTATTAAATTTTATTATTAATTCTTTTTGTTTATCATTTTCTATTTTAGGTTTTATTATTAGAGTTGCATATGTCCTTGCTGTTTGATTTGGCGTCTCATCTATATATATATCCTTATCTTCTACAAAAGATAAACCAATCAAACTATTAATATTATCATCTATACATTTTACTAGAATATTTGTATTTGATTCTTTTTTATTTTTGGATGTAAGTCTTGTTATTTTATAAATATTTTTTAATTTCAACATGTAAATATCACCGCCAATCATAAAATTGTTGGTATTGTTTAAGTTTGTTTTTAAAATTGTTTTGGATGGATATAAAATAATATTTAAATTATTATTGTTATCATTATTTTTTCTAATTTCAAATTGAAAAGAACAAATTGTGTATGTAGTATCATCAAAAACTTGTTCCTCAAATATATTTAACATTATTACAAAATATTTTTCTAAAAAAGTTTTTCTTAATTCTATATCGGATATTCTAATTGATGACCAAAAATTTAATGGAATTATAAATATTCCACCTAAACATCTATTTGTTAAAATATTTTTAATAACACATTTATATAAATCATTTACATTATATAAATCAAATAATGATTTATCTTTTGATTTATTTCTTGCTAAATATGGGGGATTTGTTATTATATATTTATTAGTATAATCTGGCGGATTTTTTATTGTATCTTTTTGTATAATATAATCTTTTTTTGGGTCTATATCATAACACTCAATATTATATTTAATATTGTTTTTTTCTTGTTCTTTTTCTATAAAAGAAATTAAATCACCATTACCTGTAAACGGTTCTATAATATCTTTTATAGAACAAGGGATTTTCATTCCTTGTAAAATATATTCCTGATTAGTTGTATAAAATTGACCCAATATTTGTTTATTTTTATGTGTTGTATCAACTATATTATTAATATTTTGTATTTTATTCATACTAACTGAATCTTTATTTAATTCAGATTCTTTGTTTTCATGTATTAATTCATTTTTTTTATCTACAACTTGATTTACTTTATTACATTTAGTTTTTCTTTTTTTATGTTGATTATAATGTGATTTTTGTTTAAAACTTTTATTACAAAATTCACATGTATAATTACTCATTTGTTATATTGTATATAATATATTTATTTAAACTAGACGAATTTTTATATAAAAGTTAGTATAGTTTCAGAATATCAATATTGTTATTATTGTTGATATTTTACATTTACAGTTATATTTCTCTAAAATATATAAAAATTATATTTTTTTATATTATAAATACTAAATGGTTAAACTTAAAACTCCTAGTAAACTTAAAACTCCTAGTAAACTTAAAACTCCTAGTAAACTTAAAACTCCTAGTAAACTTAAAACTCCTAGTAAACTTAAAACTCCTAGTAAAGTTAAAACTCCTAGTAAACTTAAAACTCCTAGTAAAGTTAAAACTCCTAGTAAAGTTAAAAAGACTTTAATTTCTAAAAAAACTGGAATTTTAGGTGGATTAGGTTTAGCAACAGTTGGATTAACGACATTTCTTGGATATAAAAACATACAAAAAAACAAAAAAATAAATGAACTTGTAAATGAAAATAATAAAAAACAAGATATTATTAACATAAAAAATAAAAATGAAATTGATTTTATTAATCAATTAAATAAACCATATCAAGATGAGGATAATAAAATAAATCGGTTGAATAAAGTACTTAATATATCAAGTATAGAAAAGACAGGATTAAAAAATGATATTAAAGAATTAACAAATGAAAATCAAAAATTAAAAGGTATAATAGAAATATTTAAAAATGAAAAAACAGGGTTTGTAAAAAATCTTGATTCAAAAGTTAAAGAAATAGAAAAATTAAAAAATGAAAAACTACATGCTGAAGATTTATTAAATAGATGTAATAAAGCAGTTAAAGAATGGGAAGTTTTCCATAAAAATGATATTGCAAAACTAAATATTCATCATCAACAACAATTGCAAGAACTTTTAGACCAATTAAATGAATCAAATAAACTTTATCTTGAACTAAAAAATAAAAATTAAAATCCAAAATTATTTTAAATGTAATAATTAATTGACTCTAAAAGTATGAGTATACCTATTTCTCTTATGAGAGGTAATTTTTATATTGATTGTGGAGGAAAAATAAATAATTCTACTATAACAAATTCTAATATATACATGAACAATGATGGTTCAGGAATATTAACTATGGGAGGGGCTAAAATCACCAATGTTGCATTACCAACAAATCCATCAGATGTTGCTACTAAAAATTATGTTGATACATTTTTTGGCGGAGGATCCGGATCTATTATTCAAGTTACATTAATAAATACAGATTATTCTATAGTAAGTCCTGTTTTATCAGGAACAGTAACTCTTAATGTAAAAAATTCTGTTTCAGGAGGACCAAGTGCTATTTTTAATATATGTAAAAATGAACAATTATTAATAGGTAATCCTACAAGGACAGTTTCATGTGCAGGATTAAATACATATGAGAGATTACAAATTAGATGGTTAGCAGATTCAGGAATTGAAATGAGAAAAACAGGTATTAATTACAATGGAATATATAATGTATCATTAGTGTATTTATAAGTAATTTAATTTAATTTAAAAATAAAAATTAAATTAAATACAAATAATTAAAGAGATGCCAAAGAAAAAGGACTCTACAAAACCAAATTATTTAAATAATGATGCAAAATTATTAAAATTAGATTTAATGACTAAATTTTATAATAAAGAGGAAAATTTAAGAAAAATGATTGATTTCGTAAAATTAAATAAAGATCAAGCTCTTAGAAGATTAGAATGGTTATGTAATAATTATTCTAAAAAAAAGAATATAATTCATAGAGTTTCACCAACAAAAGAAATAAATATTTTTTTAGATTACAAAGTATGTTTGGATAGTTATAAAAAAAGAAAATTTGATCCATATAAGAGATGGAATGATGGATATGGTACATTTGAAATCCCAGTAAATTTTGCAGATATTCCAACTTTAAAAAAATTTGAAACAACAGTTGGACAATTAAATTTCTTTAGGTGGTGTATAAAAAATAAAATTTTAGAATATTTAAAAGAAAATGAAATTGCAATCAAAAATGATCTTAAAGAAAGTACGCCAAAAAGTTATAATACACCTATTACAATAAAAAAAACAAGGAAAAAAAGAGTTACACTGTCAGTATCAGCAACTAAAAGTTGTATTAAGAATCCCAGTTCTAATAAAATGGTTAAATTTTAAGTTACTACAATTACTAAAAATGTAAAATTAATGTAAAATTGTGTTTTCACTTAAAATTAAAATAATAATTGTAATAAGCAAACTTATAAACATTTTAAATTACTTTAATAAATATAAAAATTAATTTATATTTATTCGTATTTTTTAAAGTTTTTTTATTATAGATTCACTTATATTAAATTCTAATGCAATCATTAAAGCTGTTTGTCCCCATTTATCTCTTATATTAACATGACAATTTGTATCTAAAATTTTATTTATTATAGATTCAGTTACATTAAATTCTAATGCAATCATTAAAGCTGTTTGTCCTCTACAATTTTTTATATTAACATCACAATTTGTATCTAAAATTTTTTTTATTATAGATTCACTTACATTAAATTCTAATGCTATCATTAAGGCTGTTTGTTTTCTATAATTTTTTATATTAACATCACAATTTGTATCTAAAATTTTATTTATAATATGTTCATTTAAATTGAATTCTAATGCTTGCATCAAAATTGTATTTCCATTACATTTAATATTAACATCACAATTTGTATCTAAAATTTTATTTATAATAAAATTACTTTTATTTAATCTTAATGCAATCATTAAAGCTGTCTTATTATTTATATCTTGTAAATTAACATTACAGTTTTTATCTAAAATTTTATTTATTATA